CTTTGACATCCAGTGTGAGGCCAAGGCTAAGAATTTAGCTACTGAGCAATTGCATACTCAAGCAATGGCCATGGGATTGTAATGGCAAAAATATTAGTTTATAGTCCTCCGGGCGACCATACACACAGCACAGAAAATATCGAACTGTTCTCAGGAATAAATCTCAGGGTAATGTTTAGTAATACCGCCAGGTTCGGTTTTACCCAGTCTGCCCAAAAAGCAGATATTGTTTGTATTGCTGTACACGAACTTGGTACACATATCGACAATGTTCCTGAGCAAGCTATTACAGAGATAGAAAACTTTTGTGAGCCCTTTGCTAAAAATGTATTGTATCTGGATATAGGCCATATGATGCACATGGGGGAAGGGCATAGTGATATATCACACCTCATGGAGTTAGCAGATATACATACATGGTGTTTTGCTAAACACAACAACAGATTTGCAATGGTATCAACGAACTTAGCTAGTTTGACTCTAACATTGCCTGAGAGTCTGCTCTACACTGATTTTTTATGGAACCGTCACCAAGTGTTCTACGCACATCAACCAGACACTGTGTTTACCGCTGGTGAGGATCTGATGCATGGCAGCCACTGGTATCCCAGGAATTTTGATGCAAGTGTTTATGAGCTCAGTGACCTGGATGACATCTGTTCAGATCAGTATATCAATAATATCTTGACCACTACCACAGACAACTTGCCTAGATTATTTGTGGCTCCTTGTATGACCAGAGGTGCACCAGCTCTTAGACGAGAACTAACTGGTTACGCTAATGCAAACCAGAATATAAGTACTGATGCTGTCAGAGATTTTTTACGTACTCAGCTAATTACACTATTACGAAATTATCCTGGTTACATAGGTGATCCGTCATCTGGTAACTTCCTGGTAGGCCAAGGACAAGACGCAGAAAGATTACTAGACCAATTAACAATATCTGGCCCCTTGGGGTGGACGCCCATACACAACGCTTATTATGATAACACCGTACTGAGTATCTATACAGAGACTCTTACCATGACCACAAAGTTACACGGTTACCTAGAGCAGACCAGGGGCTTAACTGAAAAGACATGGGAGCCTTTGATAAAAGGACACTTTATTTTACCTTTTGGGTACCATAATATGGTAGGTGACCTTGTGGAGTTTTATGATGTTATGCTACCAGACTGGATAGACTACTCCTATGATACAGTTGATAATGATTTGGAGAGGTGGTACGAATACAACAAAGAAGTCAAACGTGTGTTAGCAATGGGAGCGCATGAATTATTTTGGCACAAACATCATGACAAGCATATTCTCAAACACAACAGAAACCTTTTGATGCAGGGCGGTTATCGTGACACCATGGATTCTGCCTTACAATTATTTTGCCGCAATAAGCCTGGCCTATCACGCCTCAGATTTTAAAATCCAAGGTGCATGGACAATAATATCATAAATAGTCGTATTAGCGATCCTGGGAGACTACTACGTGGATATTATAAAGAACTTTGGTGACAGACAACAACTGCTGCACCATCTGAGACATGACCTACAGCGGTTAACAACTGCGGTAGAAGTAGGTACATGGCGTGGAGATTTTGCCATGATGATGATGAACATATTAGAACCAGAGAATTTTTTCTGTGTGGATCCTTTTGCTATTTTTCCAGGAATGGTGAGCAGGCCAGATTCAGCATATGACAACCAGTTGACTTTGGATGAACTTGCTGAGAGAACTCGCAGGCGTATGGTGGGCCGTGGTGGCGATCTAATCAGACAAAAGAGCGTGGACGGTGCTAACCAGTTCATGGATAACGATCTTGATGTGGTTTACCTGGATGGTGACCATACGTATCAGGGAGTTAAGCAAGACCTGGAAGCATGGTGGCCCAAAGTCAGAGCAGGCGGATATTTGTGCGGCGATGATTATATAACTGGGTCAACTGGACAAGGATTCCAATTTGGCGTGATTGAGGCAGTCAATGAGTTCGCAGAACAACAAAACATGCAATTAGTAGTGTATGTTTCCAGACAGCCACAGTGGCTGATCAGAAAGGGTTAACATGCGTCAGACTCATAATTACTTACATATTCCTAAAACTGGTGGCACTGTAATGAAGTATGCTCAACAGGAGCATAACGCAGCTGACAAACCACAACCAAAGTTTGTGTTGCCTGCTGCAGGCCATAGTCAGAAGTTACACAACATGAGCAATGCCTGCTTCATAATCAGACACCCCTGGCAAAGATTTTGTAGTGGGTTTTGGGAAAGATTCACCATGGACGAACGCAGGGAACTTAGCAAAACAGTATACAAAGATATACCTGGATTTGGCTACAGAGATTATTCTCCAATTGAGACAAGTATTTTTGAACAATGTAAAACACCTGACGAGTATTTGACTTATATCAGACATGGTGGCAAAACAAATGGGCATGAGCCAGGTTTGTTTGAGCTAACTGGAAGTCTGGCACACTGGTTAGGCACATTGTCACAATTTAAGAAAAACGAGCACCGTGTAACCATGGCATTCCACATCAATAACCTTGATGCGGTGATGCGAAATGTTTATGACGTTGATCTACCACAAGACCCCTTCAGAAAAAGAAGCAGGGATTTATTTAGGCGACCACAGACATATGCAATCACTCCAGCTAACCGTGTATGGTTTGAACAAGAGTTCCGCAGACACGATTACGAATTAATTGCTTACATCAAAACCAGAGATTTTTATTATGCCTAATTTGCTAGTAAGCAAAAATTATACGGTGCGTGACCACAGCCAGTGGTACAAAGACAGAAGTACAAATTCGGATGCCATGGTGCAGAGTTATGCACAGATGGAAACACTCATGGTAGACAGTGCTAAAAAATATCTGCAGGATCTGGATGAAGTTATTGTGCACCGCGGCGAAGCAGAAACAATTCGTGATGTATTTAAGTTACACTTTCAAGACATATACGACTTGTGGGAGCAAGGCAACAATATTGTGTATTGTGATTTGGATGTTTTGTTCATGCGCCCAGTGAGATTTTTCAATGAGCATGATACATTCAGTATGTTTAATTTAACTGATCCAGCAAGTACACATGATGAGCATTATAACTTAACCTTTAGCCATTTCTTTAATTGTGGTATACGTTATTATCCTGCAGACATGGATCATGCAGTATGGGACTTGGGATTTGATATGTTAGATAATTGGAATCCAGATCGCTGGGATAGTGAACAAGTCATATATAATGCTATGATGTTCCATCAGAATCCTGATCCACAAAGTTTTTACAATCCAGTAAAAGCATACCAATTATTACAATACCCAGTTAACCATCCCATAAATTTACATTTTAATCAGATAGCATTAGCAGATGCGGCAGTATGCCACTTTCATGGTAGTCGTGATTCTGCAGGGAGAGTTACTGCAATGGAAAATCTATCAAATTCTGATAATTTGACATTGATATTATAAAATAAGGCGCCTATTTTATATTAGTTGGGACAGTCCTTAGTTTGAAGTTTCCTTCCACTATATAGCGTATTCTAAGAGGGACGCAAATTACTATTACTTGTCGAACTGAACATTATACTGTCCACAACTGTATTTAACAGACCACAGGAAAAATTGTGTCTTAATAGTGAATTCGAGCTCAAAACTTAAATCCAGGAGATTATGCATGAAAAACCAATGGGACGATACCCAAGATAATACTTGACACCATCATGATCTGGTAGTATAATATATATTTAACCAAGAGGATACCCTATGTTGATACAAAAACCCATTTCAGAAAACGATATCGTGAGTCTTAAACTTCTCACTGGTGAGGAAATCATGGCCACATACGTTACAGACAAGGGCGACAGCATTACTGTTAAAAAGCCCAGTACTATTGCTAGTAACGGTCAGGGAATGGGCATTGTGCCCTGGATGATGACCAGTAAAAGCGAAACAGCAGACATCAATAAGTCTGCCATAATTGCAATGGCACCCACAGACGACGAAATAGCTAAAGCATACACTGAGACAACATCTGGTATTAAACTTGCATAAACCCTGAGAGGAGTCTTGCTATGGATACACGAGTTAGACAATATATATTTTATATTCTGTTACTCACTGTAATTTTAGTTTTATTACTTCAACCAGAACAACGGCCTGTACAAACAGTAACAACAACACCCACCATAGAGTATATTGTGGTTGAGGCTCCCAGAATAGCAGAGCATGTTGCTGAGGTCATGTCAACATCCCCCTCGCCCATTGAGCCTGATGTTGATGAAGATGAACTACAGTGCCTGGCTAAAAATATATATCATGAAGCACGTGGCGAATCCTGGGAAGGCAAATTGGCTGTGGCATGGGTCACACTAAACCGTGTGCACAGCAGTAGGTTCCCTGACACAATTTGTGATGTTGTTTATCAGGCACAGCACAGTGCATGGTGGCTAGAGAACCATGGTCGCAAAGTACCAGTGCGCAATAAGTGCCAGTTTAGTTGGTATTGTGATGGCAAAAGCGATCGCATACAGCTCACTACACTGGAAGGTGAACCCATTGTGGGCAATGTGAATGCCTGGACAACCAGTCAGGATGTAGCACTTAAAACTATGCTGGGTATAACTAGTGATAACACCAAGGGCGCAACGTTTTACTATAATCCTAAGTTAGCAGATCCCTATTGGAAAACACACTTTGTGTATACCGTCATGGTGGGGGATCACAAGTTCATGAAGATAGACCACATTTGACATGAGATAAATACTGTTACTACACACAGGAGAGAGTAACAGTGCATATTAACAAATACGATGTGACTATTCACAGAGTAATAGACGGTGACACAGTGGACGTGGATATCAATCTGGGGTTTGGAGTTTGGTTGACAGATGAGCGTGTACGTGTGTCAAACATCGATTGTCCAGAGTCACGCACACGTGACAAAGTTGAAGACTTGTTTGGTGAAGCCGCCAAATCCAGAGTAATAGAACTACTAACCCAGGACAATATAAAATTAACAACTAAAGAAGATCGCAAAGGTCAGGACATGAAAGGCAAATTTGGCCGTGTCTTGGGAGACTTTGAATTATATTATCATCAGCAGGATCGCTGGTGTACACTAAGCGATATTTTAATACTAGAAGGTCATGCTGTAGCATACTTTGGTGGCAACAAGGAAGAAATGCAAGCAAAGCATATGATAAACAGGAAGAAACTTCTACGTGAAGGTGTCATAGCACAAGCAGATTATGATGCCGCTGTAAAACTAATGGAAGACAAATAAAATAATAAGTTCGAGGAGAACATTATGGAATTAATAACACTAGCAAAAAAATGGATCATGGCCAGACTGGCAGAAAGAACATCATGGGATGGCAGTGTAATCATAGCAGTTAGTCTGCTTGCACTAGCAGCTAGTCCCTTGATTAAGTGGGCTGCATGGGCAGGCTTGGCTTATGGTGCTTGGACACTATGGAAGGCTGAATAATGGAAGGTACAGTAGCAGAAATAAAATACTTTGCAGGTAACTATGCTCCTAGATGCTGGGCATTTTGTCAAGGACAGATGATGTCGATTGCATCAAATCAATCATTGTTTAGTTTACTAGGTAACACTTACGGAGGCGATGGTAGAACAACATTTGCTTTACCCAAGTTAGAAGACTTAAAAACGGTTGACCAAGTGAACTACCAAGGGAACTGCAGCGTTAAAGCAATTATTTGTATAGAGGGTGTATACCCTAGTAGACCATAATTTTAATATGCCAGCCAGTAATTACCAAGTATACAAAAATGTTCTGTGTGATGCTCAAATTAAGCGTTGGCAGAAGTACTATGTACAAGAAGCAACGTTTATGTACAACAGTGTTGACAGAGAACAACACGGTACAAGTTTTTTACAGAACACTGGCTGGGGTTTAAAACGCTCCATTGAAATGTTTGGAATAGACACCTGGATAGATCCATACATTAAACCCACAGAGCCTAGGGTAAAAGCAAATCATTTTCATGATGCTTACCTTAACGCTCTGTTGTCAGGCGATGACTTTTGTGAGCACGAAGACATCAGTGGCCTCACTGACGATCAGTATTATGTGAGTTGTGTGCTAATGCTTAATCCCTACATGACAGAATCAGACGCAGGATTCATGATCGGCGACACACATATTCCCTATGAGTTCAATCAATTAATAGTGTTCAATGGCACACAGCGTCACAAGCCATTGGCACCCAAACAAGGATGGGTGAGGCTCAGTTATTACTGTAGTTTCTCAAATGCCTTTAAGGTCAGGTTTAATCCCAACAGTGTTGGATACAATAATCCCTGGCACAGAGATATAAAAACCAATAAAAACCTCAAATAGTTCTTGACATTATCTAAATATAGTGTATAGTTTAAACAGTGGATGGAAACATTAAGGCATCGTCCCACTATAAATATTCCGCATTAATGGCCCTATAATAATAGGAGATAGTATGAGTAAGTATTTTTCAACAAAACACTACGGACACAACATTGGTTTAAGTGCCGTATTTAGACAACCAAATGCAGATCATTCACATTGTCATTTGCTACACGGTTATAGTTTAGCATTTACCTTTAAGTTTGGATGTAACGAACTTGACCATAAAAACTGGGCAGTTGACTTTGGTGGATTAAAGCCACTAAAGAAATGGTTAGAAGATCACTTTGATCACAAAACAGCAATTGACAAAGATGATCCATACTTAGAAAAGTTTATGGAATTACAAGAACTTGATCTAGCAGAGATTGTTGTAATGGATGGTGTTGGTGCAGAGAAGTTTGCAGAACACGCATTTAACTTTGCAGACAAACTAGTACGTGAAATGAGCGATGGTCGTTGTTTCTGTGTTAGTGCAGAATGTGCAGAGCATGGAGCAAATTCAGCAATTTACGAAGGGTAACAAGGCCTCACTGTTTGCCTGACGACGGTCAATAACAGTGCTATATATACTACATGAGTGAGTCGAGTACTAATGCCCCTGATTGTCGAGTTAGGGGCATTTTTCTATTAGTGCCCCTTCCAATGCCTTGACAAGATATTCTGCCCAATGGTCGTTTTGTAGCAGTAAATTTTGATTGTATTCCAAATGAGTGGTGTCAGGCTCCTGATTGAGTTTTTCAATCAACCGTTTGATATACTCATCTATGTCTGTATGCTCGTAATCTTCGGTATCAATTTTAAATCCTAAACTACGCAACTTGGCACCATAACCCACACCAGCATAAACCAAGGGTGGATTTTGTAGCATAAATGCCTGCCATATTTTTTCTGTGAGCTCAACCCTGTCTGGAAAACTTTCCATGACTATGTGCCATTTATAATCTGTGTGTTTTAACACCAGTAAGTCACTGTGATCTTTAAACCATTCACCCTGAAGTCTTTTGGGTAATATTCTGTCATGGTACTTACAAAATGCAGCACTTCGCGGTTCCATGGCAGTCAGGTCTAGTTTGCTTCGCCAATAAGTGTGTTCGATCTTACTAACGTCCAGGGGTTTAGAAACACTGCCAGCCAAACTCCAGTTAGCCCTGTTGAGTACGCCAGCCCGCCATAGCTCTGCTAATAACTTTATTCTGTGGTCTCTGGGCTTGAAGCAATTTGCTAGTATGTCATGCTCCATGGTGTTTCCTTTGGGAATGAAGTTATTTCCCTGATACATGCTACTAGTAAAGTACAGGTACAATGGCACCTGCAATCTTCTAAAATTGCTGGGCAGAACATAGTCATAATATGCATGCCAGTTTTCTGTGTTGATGTGGTCACCCATGCCACTGTCCATGTATATGGTGTTTCTATATTTTATATCCAGGGCTAATAATTTACCAACCAAGCCGCCCAGTTCCATGTAGTCAAACACCAGGAGGTTGTGCTCAGAGCACAGTTGTTGTACCTGTGCGAGATCAGGCCATTTGATCAGGGTATCACAATCAATTTCATAATAAACGTCAGGGTCATAGTCTTGTTTTAATACTTCAGCCAGGTCAATGCCTTCGGGCCAAGCTTCACAAAACTTTAATTGAGTTGTATTCTGGAAATGCTCACCATAATAATAATAAACGAATTCTGCTAACTCGTCCCATGCACTGCCCTTTTTGTGTTTGGGGATGCTATTTTTGACAAATAAATCTGTTATACCTGCATACCAGCAATCCTGAGGTTGCCAAAGATTGCCTGAACCCACAAACCTACTATTCAGACTGTGTATTCTTTCTATGCGCATCTTGCTGATAAACCTATGTGTATGATCTTAAATGTCATAAATACGTGTATGATATTTGGATTTCTTACCTTATTTATAGCATTATGTATCGCTGGCGTGGCAGGCTGGTTCAGTATAGTGGGCCTAATGGCAATTTTCAGTGCTAGTGCACTGCCTATCGCTATCATGGCAGGAACCTTGGAAGTTGGTAAGTTAATAGCCGCAAGTTGGTTATATCGTTATTGGGACGAAACAACTTGGTGGATGAAAACTTATCTCACAACAGCAGTGGTGGTATTGATGCTTATCACCAGCATGGGTATTTTTGGTTATTTGAGCAAAGCACACCTGGATCAGGAAGCAGTGGGCGGAAGCAATGAATTACAAATGGCACAAATACAGTTACGTATTGATCGTGAGCAACGTAAAATAACTGACGCAAACACTGTGGTAACACAGTTGGATCAAGCAGTGCAGGTTTTGATAGAATACGATCGTATTCGTGGACCCAGCGGCAGTATAGCAGTGCGTGAAGGCCAGTCAGAGGAACGTGCACAGTTAAACAATGTGATTGATACCGCCACAGATAAAATTGCTGGTTACCAGGACGAGCTATTACCCTTACAGCAGGAACAGATGCAAGTAGAGCTCAAAGTGGGCCCACTAGAGTATGTTGCAGAGCTTATATACGGTGAGAGCGGTGAATCTACACTTGACAGAGCTGTTAGATTGTTTATACTATTACTTGTGTTTGTGTTTGATCCACTTGCCATTATTATGGTGATTGCTGGTAACCAAACACTGATGCGATATGGTGTTAACTTGGAAAAGTCAGGTCCTGAACAACCTAATCCAGAACCAGAACCACCTGTTGCTGTGCCTAACCCGCCTTCAGCAGTTGATGACGCTGCCACAGCAATGATGGAAAGTGCGTCACAAGAGATTAATAAATTAAAGCGTCAACTAAAACAGAAACCCACTGAGAAAATAGTTGAGGTAGAAAAGATTGTTGAGGTAGAAAAGCCCATAGAGACCATAGTTGAAGTTGAGAAGATCGTTGAAGTAGAAAAAATTGTGCAAGTAACAGACGATGAAAAGATCAATGAACTAGCCACAGAAGTTGAACGTCTGATTCGTGAGCTGGATAATGAAAAAACACGTAACCAAAATGCTGACAGTCCCATACACATGGCAAGTATTTTGGCAAACAGTGAGTTTAACAAAGAAGACCTGAGTGAGGAAGAAATACTAGATTTATTGCAAAAGTCGTCAGAAGCAGATGTGAAGCGACGAATGGGATTTTGGGCTGTACCACTACCCAAACAGGACGACGATAGCGGCGTCCAGTCTAAACAATATATACAGAAAAAATAAAAACATTGGAATCTAATAGATGTCTGAAAGTAATCTAACATGTAGTTTTTGCGGCGAAGGCCGTGATGATGTAGATAAATTAATAGCCGGCCCAAATGTATATATATGTGACCAGTGTGTGACACTTAGTTACGATATTGTTATAGGCGAGAAAGCCAAGTTGGCAGACTCTTCAGACGACTATGAACATCTGCCCAGTCCACCAGAAATCAAAGAGCACCTGGATGACTGGATTATCAGTCATGACAGAGTAAAGCAGTTACTAAGTGTGAGTTCCTATAATCATTACAAGCGTATACAACACAATGAAAATGCTGACATGGAGTTGGAAAAAAGTAACATTTTGCTAGTAGGTCCCACTGGCACAGGTAAAACTCTGTTTGCTAAAACTCTGGCTAAGAAGCTCAGAGTGCCGTTTGCCATAGCTGACGCAACAACCTTGACAGAAGCTGGTTACGTGGGTGAGGATGTTGAGAGCGTCCTGGAAAGACTTTTAGTCACAGCAGATTTTGATGTACAAAAAGCGCAACAAGGCATCATTTATATTGATGAGATAGACAAGAAAGCCCGCAAGGGAGAAACAAACACCAGCACCAAAGACGTTTCAGGTGAAGGTGTACAGCAAGCATTGCTCAGACTTATAGAAGGCACAACATGTAAAGTCAAAGTTAATAGCAATAAAAAGTATTCAGAAGAATTTATTGAATTCGACACCAGCCAGGTATTGTTTATATTGGGTGGTGCTTTTGTTGGCATAGACAAGATTGTGGAAAAGAGAATCAAGAAGAGCAGCTCCATAGGCTTTGGCGCCACAGTACTCACTGATCATGACAGAAGCAAATTACACATGCAAGTGTTACACGATGATGTCGTGGAGTATGGACTGATTCCAGAGCTCATGGGCAGACTACCCTTGCTTGGTGTGTTGGAAACCCTGGACGAGACTGACATGTTTGATGTAATGACATCAGTTAAAAATAGCGTGTTAGATCAGTGCGTGGCTTTGCTAAAGATGGACGATATAGATTTAGACTTCAGTGAGCAATATGTGCGTGATGCAGCTAAACTCAGCATGGAAAAGAAACTAGGTGCCAGAGCTATCAGAGGCATAGTGGAATCCAGCATGGTGAGCGTGATGTATCGTGCCAGAGACCTTCGAGAATCTGGCGTAATTAAAATTATTTTTGATAAGTATCCTGACAAAGATTATTTCCCCACACTCGTTAATGAGAATGGTGAAGAAAAGGTTGACACACATTACTATTTGTTTTAGAATAATAAAGCAATAACGTAAACAGAGGGATACACATGAAAGTTGGAATAATTTCCGGTGGGTTCGATCCTATCCACAAAGGGCATGTAGCCTATATCAACGATGCTAAAGAACACTGTGACATACTAATTGTGGGTTGCAATACTGACAAGTGGCTAGAGAGAAAGAAGGGCCGTGCGTTTATGCCCTGGGAAGACCGTGCCGCAATCGTATCATCCATGGAAGCAGTAACAGCAGTTATACCTTTTTCTGATGATGACAACAGTGCATTTGATCTGATTACTCAAACTATTCACAAGTACAGTAGTGAAGAGCACCAATTCGTGTTTATGAACGGTGGTGACAGAACTCAAGATAATATCCCAGAAGAAATCAAGAGCCGCCAAGCTGGATACAATAATGTATCCTTCCAATTTGGTGTGGGCGGTGAGGACAAGCAGAACAGCAGTAGTTGGATACTCAAACAATGGGACACGCCTAAAACAGAACGTCCCTGGGGATATTACAGAGAGCTATATGACGGTGAGGGATACAAGGTAAAAGAACTTGTGGTTGATCCTGGTAAAAGCCTAAGCGATCAATATCACTTACATAGATCAGAACATTGGATAGTGTTACAAGGCACAGGACACCTAAAGCAAGGCCCCACACGCAACATGGAAGGCAGAGAGTTCTTCTTGTTGGAAGGCGAGAGTGTGTTCCTGAGAACTTCACAAACACATTTACTAAGCAACCCAGGCAAAATACCACTACGCATTGTGGAAGTTTGGGCTGGAGATTATCTGAGCGAAGAAGATATTATTCGCTTGAATGTTGACGAAAATTACGGAAAATAGGACACCGACATGGACACCTTACTAGACGCACTACGTGCAAGATACCAAAGCGAGATACTCATGGCCAAGGCCAATATTGAAGTATACTTGAAAAATCCCGCAGGCATCGGAGAGCACTCAGACATCACTGGTGCTATTGATGAGCAGGTTGCCAAACTTGCAGAAGCTGATGAAAAGTTATCAACTCTGAACACGTTCTTTGACGAATAACATATGCCTAAGCTGTTTGTTTCAGGATGCAGTTATAGTTCGTATACTGGAGTAGACTATCCCTGGGGAGAATGTCTGGCACCCATGCTAGAGTATGATTATCATCATATAGCCATGGGTGCGGGCAACAATGATCGTACCTGGCGTATACTATCCAGAATGATCATGGAGTCAGAAATAACTCCAGACGATTTAGTGATAATTCAGTACACTGATTTATACCGTAGAGAATTTGCAGCAAGTGCTGAGACATACGTACCATTGGTGCGTGATCCCAAATTTGATAGCAGACCAGGCAAACCTGTGCCCTGGATACACAAACAACAAACACCCAGTGGCGAAGTATATACCACTAACTTCAAAGCTCACAGCCACACCTGGATTGGCGACCCTCACAGTGAATTGCATTACATATATGAGCAAACAGCTCTGGACCCCATCTGGCATATTGAACATTTTATTTCCCAACATGGCATGTTTAAAGTGTTCTGTGACAGCCATGACATCAGACTGATCATACTAAATTCTTCCTATGATGGTATCACACATCTCAAACAACCTGGCCAAGACATAGAGCAATTTTATCTGAGCAGTGACACTCACATGGTATGTGCGCATGATATCCTATGGCCTGAAAAGTCCAGATCAGCTCGCCACCCCTATGACTTGGGCCATGAGAGCAGTGATGGTATAACCTGGGACAAATCACACCTTAGCCAAGTAGGACACATAGTCCTGGCAGAAGGTATTTTTGAGTTCATCAAGCAAAAAAACATTTGACAAACTGTCCGATCTATGTCATAATATCTATATTATGTTAATGGAGTCTTCTATGAAATATATGAGTTGGATAGATTGGCTGTATCTTGTGGTCTCATGTGGATTTATTGTGATGTTCAGTATATCCACAGGCACGTACTTTGACGAATTACGGGATATGTCTGAAGGGCAGTCAAGAATTATATTAACTGCCAATGTCATGATGGTTATTAGTTACTTCCTGGGATCAGAAACATTTGTACGGTTTGTGCATGGTACCAGGACAAAGCGCATTCAAGCAGAACTGGATGTTGAGAGAGCATTCCGTAAATTAAATGGAGAGGATCACTACTAGTGGATTCTGCAACAGCAAAAGTAGTGGCAGACAGAATTAAGATTCTGGGCGACTATGTGATGATATATTCACTGACAGATATGTCAGTGTTGTGTCACGAGCTTGCTGACAGAGATATTGCTTGGGACATCAGAACTGAGTTCCAGGGTCACAACGATGATTTAAAAATATATCCTGCTACTCTTTGGTGGGATCACACAGATCCCGTGGACCAACATAATTTACCACATTTCAACAGCAACATCATAACTAATAAATCTTTCAATACTAGCTATCCCTATGATCTGGTAACGGATGCACAAATAGAAAGTTTAAATTTAAATAACTGTGTACCAGGCGTTGGCCAGGAAGAAATATCAACCATTTGGCCTGACATCTACAACAAGTATCACAGTGACATGGGATTTATTAATGGCACTCCCATAGAACCACATTCCTTTATACACGTTAATACATACAACGTCAGACAGCAAGTTCAGACACTTGTGGCACAGGGTGCCAAAAGGATCATAGTAGATCAATTACTAGAGGGTGCCATAATAGATTTTTACATCAAAGCGCAACTGGTTGCTTGGTCATGTAGAGACTTTATTGAACCACATAATTTTATTATTACTACATCAGTAGTGGGTGCGGCAGACGCATGGAAAACATATTGCGAAGATAATGACATCACTGATGGTGTACGCATAATGGAATGCAACGTCAGTAACAGTTGGTGTGCACCCAGTTACCCAGACATACAGCGTTTCAATGACACAGAGTATGACATAAACAAAACTCATGATAAGTTATTTACGTCACTCAATGCTGGCATACTTAGGCGACACAGATATGCATTGGGTGTGGAGCTCATGGAACAAGACATATTCCACAAAGGTATTGTGTCATTCAGTGATTACTCACCATGGATTCCTAAAAACAGACCGTCTGGACTACAGCATGGATCACAGCAAGCTCAGGAAAAATTTAAAGATGTTATGCCTGTTTGGATAGACATAGAAGGTGGCACCACTATTGACCAGATTATTGCACCAGAACAGTCCTATCTGTACGACTCATACTTTAGTATTGTAACAGAAACACAATTTTATGGTACTGTGCCTGACTTCTTTATGGAACATTACATGTTAAAAGATACAGTGTTCAGAACAGAAAAGACCATGAGACCCATGTGGTTTAGACATCCTTTTATTACCATGGGTGTCCAGGGATACATGCAAGTACTCAGAGATCAGGGATACAAAACATTCCATCCCTACATCAACGAAGACTACGACTCAGAGCCGGATGATCACAAGAGACTTTGCATGGTAGTTGCAGAGGCAAAACGGTTATGTGCATTTACTGACAGTGAATGGCTCGCCTGGAAAGCCAATGTGGCGCCCATTGTGGAACATAATTATAATTGGATACAGCACAACGACACACCTATATCATACAACGACTATGAATATCTATTTGAGGAGAAAAACTAATGACAATGCATCTGGCATCACACGCATACAGCAGTGTACGTAACCGCAAATATAATCCCAAGTACACCAAAGCAAACATCGCTAAGTGGACTGAAGAATGTCGCGTGTATAACAAAGATCTCAAGCGCATGGGCCAACCCAAGATGAGTTTAGAGCAGTATATTGATTATGTGCATGGCAAGGGCAAAGTACCCAATCCTGCACGTGACCGTGCCGCATTCAAGCCATACACTGCCCCTGAGATACCCGCATATCGCAGAAACGACACAAGTCATATACCCAGCAACGACAGTTGTGCTGGTGTTGCAACCAAGAAAGAACCCATGATGTACACTGGCGATTTAATTGCTGGCATCGCAACCATGCACAAGAGCAATGCTGTACCGGTCCTTAAAGGCACAGACGAAGCCAAAGACATAGCGAGAATGCGGCGATGATTAGTTTCGAGAATACAGTGCATCGTGTAATCATGCACCTGGAAAAAGGACTGCTACTGTTTATTGTGGCTGGTACCATCTGGGCCGCAGGATTCGACATCATGCACATGTTCGGCAGTCAGGGTAAAATGGCATTAGCAGATTTATTTCTGTTGTTTATATATGCAGAGATACTAGGCATGGTGGGAGCGTTTTATAAAGATCATCGTATCCCAGTCACGCTACCCATTATTATTGCTATCACAGCATTAACCAGAATGATTGTGCTAACCACTAAGGGCGCAGAACCTGAATTTATTTTATATGAAACTGCTGGCATATTTATATTAGCAGTTAGTGCATATATTTTAAGTTTGAAAGACAAGCTCAGCTTACAAAAAGCTAAATTGAGAGACACAGACAGAGAAGTTTTATGAGCAAATCTAGTGAGATAAAAGAAGAAGTTTCTGAGAGGTTCAAGGACAGTGCCATGAGCGAGAGTAGTAAAAGCATCATGCGAGTCAGAACTGAACGAAATCGTTTGCGTGAGGAACTGGATGAAATCCAGGGACTTGTAGACGAACTTACCCCCGCTACACCCACGGGGACAGTGGACAGTCATGTGAAATGGGTCGCAACTGTGTTAGCTATAATGGGAGTATTTTTGATAAGTGCAGGCTTTGAAGTTACAGGACAAGTACTATATGCATTGTCAGCAGTGAGCTGGATATATGTGGGATCTTGTTGGAACGACAAAGCCATTATGATAGGCAGTGCTATCACTGGTACCAGTGTGTGCATGAGCCTAGTTAAATTTTTGTAAAGGAGAAATAAATGACAGCTAAAGACGTAATGTTTGGGATCGATGCTCGGTCCAAACTGGTAACAGGAGTTAACACACTGGCTAATGCAGTGCGCACCACCCTGGGACCTAAAGGTAGAAATGTAGTAATACAAAAACCCTATGGTGGACCATCGGTCACCAAAGACGGTGTTAGTGTCGCTAAAGAGATCGAACTTGCTGATCCCATTGAGAACATGGGCGCACAAATGATCAAACAAGTAGCAAGCCGCACAGCAGACAATGCAGGTGACGGCACAACAACAGCCACAGTGTTAGCACAGGCTATGGTACATGAAGGAACTAAGCTGGTAACTGCTGGCATGAATCCCATGGACATCAAACGTGGTATAGACCGTGCTACCACTGCGCTAGTTGCAGAGCTAGACAACATCAGTCGACCTTGTTCAACTCAAACTGAGATCGAACAAGTAGGCACCATCAGTGCAAACAGTGACACCACCATTGGCAAACTAATTGCTGATGCCATGGAACGTGTGGGCACAACTGGTGTGATCACTGTGGAAGATGGCAAGAGTCTACAGGACGAACTAGAAGTTGTGGAAGGCATGCAGTTTGATCGTGGCTACTTGTCACCATATTTTGTGACAGATCAGGAACGCCAGGCAGTTGAGCTTGATAATCCTCTGGTACTATTGGTCGACAAAAAGGTAAACAACATCAAAGAAATGCTACCTGTGCTAGAGCATGTTGCTCAAACAAGTCGTCCACTGCTACTGATTGCAGAAGACGTTGAAGGCGAAGCCCTGGCAACTCTGGTAGTTAACAACATGCGTGGCATTGTTAAAGTGTGTGCTATTAAAGCACCAGGCTTTGGTGACCGCCGCAAGGCCATGATGCAAGACATTGCTATCCTGACTGACGCAGTTTTAATCACTAGTGACATTGGCTTGGACTTGGAAAAAGCCACATCAGAACATCTGGGTCAGGCTGCACGTGTTGAGATCACAAAAGACGCCACAGTGATTGTGGATGGCGCAGGATCACGTGATGTTATCGAAGAGCGTATCAGTACTATCCAGACACAAATTGATGCAACTGAATCAGACTATGATCGTGAGAAACTACAGGAACGCTTGGGCAAACTAAGCGGTGGTGTAGCAGTGATCAAAGTTGGTGGCGCAACTGAAGTTGAACAAAAAGAGAAAAAGGATCGCATTGACGATGCATTGCATGCAACCCGTGCCGCTGTTGAACAAGGTATTGTTCCTGGCGGTGGTGTAGCATTGTTACGTGCAAAGCAAAGCCTACAGGCATTGACAGTAACCAACCCAGAGCAACAAGCAGGTGTTGATATTGTGTTAAAGGCAGTGGAGTCACCCATCAGACAAATTTGTAGCAATGCAGGTGACAGTGCAGATGTTGTAGTAGCAAATATCCTGTCAGGCACTGACAACTATGGTTATGATGCAAGTTCAGCAACTTATGGTGACATGTTGGAACTAGGTATCATTGACCCCACTAAGGTAACCAAAACAGCACTAGTAAATGCTGCAAGTGTTGCTGGTATGTTGCTGACATCAGAGTGCAGTATTACTGATGTACCCAGTGCCGATTCAGCACCAGCAGCACCAGGAATGCCCATGATGTAATACATCTGGGATAAATAATATTGTAACCAAATACACAGTATGCCATATGGGTACTGTGTAGTTACAATTAATCTTGCTTAACAATAGGAGATATATCATGACAAGCAAACAACTAAAACTTACTTCTGACTTTATTAACACCCCACTATTCAAAAATGCCGTAGGCTTTGATAGGATTCTTAATGACTTCTTTGACAACCCTTCATTTTGTTCAACTGGTGGGTACCCTCCATACAATGTAGCCAGACTGGCAAATGACGATAAAACAAGCTATGAAATCGTTCTTGCTGTGGCTGGATTCAAAGAGGAAGACATCGACATCACACTAGAAAACGACCAGTTACATATTGCAGGTGCATCTCCTGTACTGGACCATGGCGATAGCTATGAGTATTTGTACAAGGGCATTGCAGAGCGCAAGTTTACTCGTTCGTTTAAACTAGCAAAAAATGTTGAAGTGCGAAGTGCATCGTTAGAAGATGGCTTACTTAAAATCGAACTGGAGCAGATTATTCCAGACGAAGAGAAGCCACGCACAATTAAAATTAACCGTACACTTTAAACACGGAGAGGGACGGTCAAAGCCGTCCCTTATTATATGGCACAGACAAAAACACAAATACGAACTCAAGCAAATTTAAGTTACCCCAAAAGATTTAATGTGGTTATTTGGAACGATGACTTTACTCCCATGGAGTTTGTTATTCAGTTGTTAGTGGAAGTGTTTAATAAGAATATTGAACAGTCCAGTGAGATCACCGCTGAAATCCATAATCAAGGCAGAGCCATTGCTGGTACCTACAGCAAAGAGATCGCCGAACAAAAGACCCATGAAGCCACAGTTATTAGCAGACACAGTGGACACCCACTGAATGTGTCATGTGAGCCCTGCGAATAACCCATGCAGGATCTGTTTGACAAGTCTAATTTTGTCTATTATAGGAAAAATCCAGACGCAGTATTTTTCGATAATGCCAGCACAACTCACATACATGATTGTGTACTGGAAAAAGTCTTAGATTATTATTCAGGATACCGTGCTAGTCCTGGTCGCGGAGGTTATACTGACGTTGACCTAGCAACTCAGGCAGTGGATAAAGCCCGCACCCAGGTTGCTAATTATCTGGATGTGGCTCCTGAACAGATATTGTTTACAACTGGTGCAACTCAGGGGCTGAATTGGATAGCCAATTGGAATAACCATTTGCCTGGCAATGTTTTTATATCAGACATGGAACATAACAGCAACCTTGTGCCCTGGCTTAGTCAGGGCAGAACACATCATCAGGGTTTGGAAGTTTTATTCCACAGTGAGGGATTAGCCAGATGTCTGAATCAGGCAGTGCGATCTAACGATAAACTTGGACTTGTTAGTTTAACAACCAAAAGTAATCTAACTGGATACCAACCTGATTGGCAACAAACATTAATCATGGCTAAAACATTTTCACACATCACGTGTTTGGATTATAGTCAAAGCATAATGATTGAACCACCGCCCATGGGTTTCCTCAGGGACAATGTGGACTATGCTGTGTTTAGTGGTCACAAGATGTTTGGTCCCACTGGCATAGGTGTATTATATGTCAGAGATCTGCCAGAACACAAGCCCA